CAAGCTAAGGAGCAATAAATGGCTAATCCTGATTCAGTATCACAGTATTACCTTGATTCATTCGGGAATGGTCGTATTGCTGTTAAGCAAGCTACAGCATTTAACACGGCAGGGAACGCTACCGTTACTGGTATCACCCTGCCGTTGTTAGGTGGTGGCTTAACTAATGCTAATGCAACCATTGGATCTGGTGGCGTTATTGTTCGTAGAATTACTGTAAATAATCCAATTGGGAATATCTCAAATGTGGTTATTTCTGTAACTACTAGCTCTGACGGCAACATTTCTAACGCTGTAGTAGCAAATACAACGCTAACCAATTTGACAGGCGCTGGTACTTACCAAGACCTTACAATTGCTAGTCCGTATAACAGCAGTTCTGCTATTACTGGTTTTACAACCCAAGCCCTATTTGTCAATGTGAACACTGCTAGCGGTAATGTCGCTAACACTGCCACTATTGCTGTATATGGCGATGTAGTGAGTTTCTAATGTCTAATATCTTTGTAACCAACAATTCTGAGAAAAAACTAACTGACGGTTACGGTGGTGTCTTTTATGAATTTAAAAAAGGCGAAACTGTAGAAATCCCAGAGAATGTTGCTCGGCATATTTTTGGTTACGGAGATGAAAACAAAGAACCTTATTTGGCACGGTTAGGATGGATAATCTCTCGCAATGATTTGGAAAAGGGTTTAGATATCCTCGCCCAATGGGAGATCTCCACCGAACCTCCCTCAAAGAACCAATCGTTATCCCCGTTGGTGGAAAGAGTACCCTTGCCTCCTAAAAAGGCAGGGGGAAAAGTCCTTAAGGCGGTAGCATGAATTATGGATCGTAAATGGCAACCTTATCGAGCTACATCACCCAAGTTCGTAGATTGCTCCACGATGCTAATGGAAACTTTTATACTGACCAACAGTTAACAGATTACATTAACGAAGCACGGGAGCGAACAGTACGAGATACAGGCGCTTTGCGTGAAGTAGTCGTTACGCAAGTACCTTGTCAGGTCGCACCTACTGCAACCGTTAATAGTGCATTACCAGCATACCCAACTCAATGGGTGGCAAATACAACAGTTACTCAAAACACTTTTGTTTTTAGTAATATTTATACTTATCAATATGTTACAGGTGGTACATCAGGATCTTCTGCTCCTCCGTACCCACAAGCAACACAAAACAATTACAACAACTATCCTCCCAGCACCCCCTTTGCAGACGGTACAGCTACCTTGCAATATGTCGGTAATGCGGAGAATATTTCGTATGCAGCGCTGACCAATTTGATGGGAACAAGCCCATTATCTCCTAGCAACGGCAACACAGTCCTAGATATTATCAATATCAACCTATATTGGGGTAATACTCGTGTGCCTTTGGACTACTTGCCTTGGTCAGACTTCAATGCACGGCTCAGATTCTGGCAAAACTACATTGGCAGACCTTTAGCCTTTAGTATTTACGGTCAAGGGCAAATTTACATAGGACCAGTACCCGATCAGGTGTACCAGCTAGAGATTGACTGCGTGGTATTGCCTAACGCTCTGACTTTAGCTAATTCTGGCGTAACAGATGTCATAGCAGACCCATATTACACGCCCGTACAGTTCTATGCTGCGTATTTGGCTAAATACTACGAGCAGAGCTTTGGTGAAGCTGAAATATTTAAGCAGGAATATCAAAAACACGCTCAATCAGTACTTAACACGGTATTTACTCGTAGAATACCTAGCGTTTACTCAAGTCCATATTAAGACATGGCTGCTGCGGAACAGAAAAAATCGTATCAAGTTGTTAAGCAATTTAAAGGGCTTAATACTAAGGCTGACCGCACCGCTATTGAAGATACTGAGTTCTCTTGGGTGGAAAATGCTCAACCTGTAGGATACGCTAACTTAAAAGTCGTACCTACCAGTAGTCCAGTGACGATTGGCAATACTACGGTATCTTTTGCCAACACAGTAACGCAATTAACATCTGTCAATATTGGCACAAGCGATTATGTTGTTGGATTTCAACAAGATGGCTCAGCGCAGTATTATCGTGTCCAAGACAACACCTTTGGGAATGTAGCTCCTGCTGGCACATTTAGCAGTTCTGGCGTAAACAGTACCCAGTGGTACAACGACAGGATGCTGATTATTGACCCATATAAGGGTATGTTTTCATGGGATGGCAATAATACCGTCACAATCGGATCAGTAGGCGTTGTTGCCATAACCAACCCAGGTACAGGATATACCACAGCGCCTACTGTCATTATTTCAGGACCTGACCAAGTAGGGGGTGTACAAGCCAATGCCACTACAGCCTTAGTTGCTGGTGGCAATACGGTAGGCTCAATTAACCTTGTCGTAGGTGGATCAGGCTACACCAACGCAGCAAATTTAACGGTTACTTTGACTGGTGGCGGTGGATCAGGAGCAACGGCAATAGCTGGATTGCTTACTTTTGCTACAGGCACTGTCACAATCAATGTGGTTGACGGTGGCGCTGGATATACAAACGCTGCCAATACGGTTGTGTCAATTTCAGGTGGTGGTGGCTCAAATGCTGCTGGTACAGCCGTGATTAGCGGTAATACCGTAACTCAAGTAGTCATGACTAACCCTGGATCGGGTTACACCAATACAGCGAACCTTGTCGTAAGCATTTCAGGTGGCGGTGCAACTACGGCTGCTAAGCTACAAGGCGTGGTAAACACACAGCCAAGCAGCGGTATAGCGAGCTTTTCAGGGCGTGTTTGGGTGGCGCAAGGCAGAACCATCACCTACTCTGCTGCGGGTGAATACAGCGACTTTACAAGCGTTTCTGCGGGATCAGTGACCCTTACCGATAGTACTTTGCACGGAAACATCATCCAATTACTGTCTGCCAACAACTTTTTGTACATTTTTGGCGATGATTCCATCAATGTGTTCTCTGATGTGATTGTCACCGCTGCTGGTATCACCTTGTTTACCAACACCAATGTGAGCGCATCTGTAGGAACAAAGCGCCAGTACGCCATTTTCCCGTACTTCCGTTCTGTGTTGTTTATGAATGATTATGGCGTGTACGCCCTAGTGGGATCAACCACAACCAAGCTGTCTGATGCTTTAGATGGTATTTTCCCTAATATTGATTTTTCTAGCCCTGTTTACGCTGGACAAGTCCTTATCAACAATATTTTGTGCGCTGCTTTTAACTTCAGATATTACGATGCCGTTTTCACAAACAGCTACCGCTATATCCAAGCGGTGTTCTTTGAGAAAAAATGGTTTATCACCAGCCAAGGTAACGCTCTTGCGTACATTACTTATGTGCCGATCAACGGCAAGTTAACGCTTTTTGGCGTACAAAACAATCAGTTATATAAGTTATATGCTGATAGCAATAGTTCGATTAGTACGATCATACAAACCGCACTGTTGCCGATGGGTGATCCTATCCGAACAAAACAAGCCCTTAAGATTGGTGTGGAAGCGACTTCTACCGTTGGTTTGACGATGAACACAACGGTGGACAATGAGAACAGTTCTAGCGCCCCATACACATTAACTTCTTTAGTGAACTGGCAAAACAAATACTTGCAAACAGAGCTGTGGAGCAATAATGCTGGAACACCTATATCTTGGGGTACTGTTGGTTACAGTTTGTACAAGACAGACGCATCTCAGTATGGTAAATATCTTGGAATTACAGTAACATCAAGTAACCCGAATTATGTGCTAAATGGATTCGAGTTTGAACACGAATTAAGAGTGAGGTTCTAGTGACTAAACCCGTATCATCCGTACCCTATTCCTTTGCTAGTCAAACTAGCACTATTCCGTTATCGTACCTCGATACGGATTTTGGCGCATTAGTAACCGACTTAAATGACCTCAACAACTACAGCAACTATGTAGCGGATACTGGTTCAGCCAATGTTATCGTTCTAAATTATCCTGCTGGCATTTCGACTAGCACGATTGCAACAGGTTGCCAACTGCAATTTGTGGTGGCAGCGACCAACACTGGCGCTACTACTGTGACTGTCCAAGTCAATGGCACAACAATTTTAGCTGCTACAGCTTTGATTTTAGAATCAGGTTCAGCGCTGAGTTCTGGCACTCTGGTGGTTGGAAGCATCTACGGCATCATTTATAACGGCAGTAAATGGGTATTGACGGGAACTGGAGCAACGGGAACTGGCGCAGTAGCATCTGGCGCAATTTACATCAATGCTCAAAATATCAGCACTAATTACACTTTTCCAACTGGCTACAACGGTGAAAGTGTTGGACCAATCACAATAGCATCTGGAAACACAGTTACGGTTACGACTGGTTGCAGATGGGTAATTCTTTAAAGGATTTATATGGGAACTCTTGTACTTAACGGAGCAACTAGCGGTAGCACGACTATTGCCCCTACCGATGCAGTAACGGTAACTGCGACCTTTCCAAATGCTACTGGCACAATTATGGTCAGTGGTGGTATGCCAGCGTTTAGCTATCAGCAAGCAAGCGGTCAATCAATTACTGGTGGCACAACAACAAAAATTACTTTTGACACCAAAGTTTTTGATACAAACAATTTAGTTTCATCAAGTAGATTTACACCAAATATTGCTGGTTATTATCAAATTTCGTGGGCTGTCGCCTCAAATTTAGTTCAAAATAGAATTTTTGCTTCTTTATGGAAAAACGGAAGCGAATATGCTAGGGGTCAAGATACTACAGCAGCAGCTACTGTTGTTTATTCAAGCGGTGGAAGCTCTGTAGTTTACTGCAATGGTTCTACAGATTATTTAGAAATTTATGTATATTTTCAATCTACTTCAAATACACAAGGAAGTGTCGTTTCAACATTTTTTAATGGTTCAATGATAAGGACATCATAATGTTGATAGATCAAATTAAAGCAATTTATTCATCTTTGACAGACTTTGATTTTGCGCCCAACGGCACAATTCATCTTCAAAACGATAGCGATGGTAAAGGCGATTACATCAAAGAATGGAATCATCCTACCCTTGCTAAGCCTACGCAAGAACAATTAGACGGAGTTAAATAATGGCATCCATCATTAACGCATCTACCACTTCTGGCGTTGTTATTACTGGTGACACCAGCGGTAATTTAGCGCTACAAACCAATAACGGTAATACGGCTGTTACTATTGATACTTCACAAAACGTGGGTATTGGTACTACTAGTCCTAGCTATAAATTTGATGTAAATGGAATTATTCGTGGTCGTAGCGATGCTTATTTAGGCTTTGTAAACGGATCTCAAGCTGGTGTTTGGTGGTCACAATCAAACTATTCAGCTCCCGCATTTCAAGGGTTAACTTCCGCTGGTAATGTCGGAAGCGTGTATTGGCAACCTGGAGGTGGACAGTTTGCAATTGGCACAACAAGCACTTCTTTTGCTGGAGCGTTTTATGTAAACAGTCCCTCTGCTGACATAATTGTTGGAACAAATGGAAGTACCAAGGAGTTTGCAGTAGCAAATAACGGTCAAATTTACGCACAATTCACTTCTATCAGTTCTCTTTCAGATCGCAGAGCAAAAGAAAATATTGAGCCAATTCAGTATGGTTTGAATGAAGTTACAAAGTTAAATCCTGTAACTTTTAAATTTATTGCTCATCCTGAATTAGCACCTACTTATGGTTTTATTGCTCAAGATGTTCAGCCTGTTTTACCTGAGTTAGTTGGAGAAGAAAAAGACAATAAAGCTGAAGATGGCACACCATATTTAACATTAAAGATGGGCGATATGTTGCCAGTATTGGTTAAAGCCATTCAAGAACTAAAAGCCCTTGTAGATACACAAGCAACAGAAATTGCAGCATTACAAGCAAAGGTAGGAGCTTAATATGACTATTACATTAGACGGTACAGCGGGTATAACTAGCGTAACTGGATCTGCTGCTACTGCGGTGGCTGGTCCAGCGTTTAGCGCTACTCCAAGCACAAATTTTACTGCATTAAGTTCAACCGACACTGTAATCCCAGCGAATACAGTTATTTTTGATACTAATTCAAATTACAACAATTCAACTTATAGATTTACTCCTACTGTTGCTGGATATTATCAAGTTTCCGCTGGCTTAAGTTCTACTGCTACATTTACAGCTTTTTGTGCTTTAAAACTTTATAAAAATGGTTCTAATTATGAACAAATGGCTTATTCAACTTCTTCATCTAATTATTTAGGTGCTTATGGTTCAGGATTAGTTTATTGCAATGGATCTACTGATTACATTCAAGTATATGTAAATCAAAATAGCGGTTCTACCGCTACATTTAATAGTGGAAATGGAAATACATATTTTCAAGCAATTATGATAAGAGGTGCGTAATGGGAATCAATGCCTTTACTAAAACTGGTAACACCGTAACTTTTACAGCTAATACTAGCGCACCTACACCTGTACAAGTCGTAAACAGCACTATTGGTGGTAATCAATATCGCATCATCAATAGCGGTACTACCGTAGTATTTTTAGGGTATGGCACAACGGCTTCTGATGCAACCAACGCTGCAACCACAATTACCTCTACTGGCACAGCGTTTCCCTTGCTTCCTAGCACCGATGAAATTCTTACTTTTATACCTAATGCTTACTTTACTGGCGTTAGCACGAGTTCTGCTGTCATTTACATAACCCCTGGCGATGGAGTTTAAAACATGGTTCTTAAGGTCGCAGGTGGGGGTGGTGGCACAGCAGGTGCGGTAAATTATCTTGGCACTTGGAACGCATCTACCAATACACCTACCCTTGTTTCTGGGGTGGGAACTAAAGGTGGCTATTATGTTGTGTCTGTTGCTGGTACTACTACTCTTGATGGTATCAGTCTGTGGTCTATTGGCGATTGGGCAGTATTTAATGGATCGGTTTGGCAAAAAATAGATGGTTCAGCTAATGAAGCGTTTAATGGTATTACCGTTACAAGCCTTACTGGGTATATGTATGCAAACAATACTAGCCCTGTTACTGCTAGTACAACTATTCCTGTTGCATCTGTTACTGGCGCAGTTCCCAATACAACTTATGTTCTCGCTGGTACTAACCTTACTGGTGGTGGCGCTCTTACTGGGAATGTAACAATAAACAATCCGTATAACGGAACAGTTACTTCAGTCGGATCTGGCACAGGATTAACAGGTGGTCCAATTACAGGATCAGGCACATTAAGTATTGCTAACACGACTGTTACTGCTGGAGCTTACGGAAATGCAACTACAGTCGCTACTTTCGCAGTTAATGCTCAAGGACAGCTTACTGCTGCTGCTAATGTCACCATTAGTGGTACTTCTCCTGGGGGCGTTGCTGGCGGTGATCTTACTGGTACTTACCCTAATCCTACCCTCAATACTAGCGGTGTTACAGCAGGTATTTACGGTAATGCGTCAACTGTTTCACAAATAACCCTTGATGCCAAAGGTAGAGCTACATCAGCAGCCAATGTGACTATTTCAATCCCATCTGGTCAAGTGACTGGTTTGGGTACGATGGCTACTCAAAATGCTAATGCAGTAGCTATTACAGGCGGTACGATAAATTCAACCACATTAAATAGTGACACATTTACCAATGCAAACATTACCTCAGTTGCTTCTACTTTCCCCAATAATTATTTGTCTAATAGTGCTGTTACCCTTGGAAATACTAGCGTATCCCTTGGTAGTACTGCTACTACTATCGGCAATCTTACTCTCTCTAATGTAACTATTACCAGCGGTACAATTCCCAATAGCGCAGTCACTGGCTTGGGAACGATGGCGTACCAAAACGCCAATTCCGTAGCGATTACAGGTGGCAATACATCTGTTACTTATGACAACGCTGTTTATCAGATAGCTACCAGCAATATTTCTGCAAATGTCAGTTCAGGTGCGTTTTCTTACGGAACACTAGGTTATTCTGACACTGGAATCGTAGCTTCTTTTGCAAACACAGCAAATAGCTATGTCCAGATGGTCATGCAAAACTTGAGCAATGGTACGGCTGCATCTACCGATATTTCATTGGTAAATGATACTAGCGCTGCTTATATTGACTTAGGTATTACTTCTAGCAATTTTACAGGCACAGGTAAATTTTATTCTGCAAATGCAGCCTACCTTTATTCTGGTGCTACAGACCTATATTTAGGTACTATCAACAACAACTCAATTCATTTTGTAACAAACAATACTGCAACTGATGCCGTAACCATCAACGCTAACGGATCGGTCAATGTAGCATCAAATTTAACGGCTTCTGCTCTTACTGTGAGCAACGGGCTTATGTTTAACTCTAGCAATGTTTCTGCCAACACAACAGTGTCAACTGGCTACAACGCTGTATCAGTAGGTCCTATGACCCTGGCTAATAATGTTACTGTAACCGTTGCTTCTGGTCAAAGATGGGTAGTTCTTTGATGGAAACACAAACCATACTTAATATTGCTTTTGGTATAGCTGGCGCTTTTGGTGGCTGGATACTGCGTGTGGTTTGGTCTGAAATCAAACTTGTACAAGAAATGCAACAAGACTTAGAAAGAGATGTTTCTGAGAATTATGTCCGCAAGGATGACTACCGAATTGATATTGCTGAGATAAAAGGGATGTTTAACCGCATCATGGATAAACTAGACACGAAAGTGGATAAACCATGAATATGCAAACCCTTTCAATAGTTGAATTTGGCAATGTTGAATCATTGGATGACTTTTTATTTGAAAATGGCTTACAACATCAGCTATTTTGGAATACTTTGTCCCAAAAAGGGCTTACATACAACAAATTCCCTATCATAGATGCCGATACAAAGAACCTAGATGACTGGCTTTTAGCGCATCAAAGTGAGCATCAAGCCCTTGCTGGATACCTAAATTTATCTAATCCATTCAATATGTTGGATGTAGATTTTCAACAAGAAGAAGCATTTTATGACTGGTTAGGCACTCACTACACTATCCATACACAAATTGCTCAAGCATTGGGGCTAAACTAATGTTTCTCCCCGCCAAAAAAAATCGGGTTTTTGCGTTGCACAACGAGGTAAGCAATGGATGAAACGCTAGATTCAGGTGGTATAGGATCAGTTACCGTACAAGGTATTTCTGATGAGGAGTTAGGTTTACCTTCTCCTGGCACGGTTGCGCCCATCAGCGCAGACATAGGCACGAATGTAGAAGCGCCAATTACTTCTGAAATTTCATCTCAAGCGCCTCAAATTCAAGCGGTAGAGCAAAATCTTGCACAAGTACAGTCGCAGTTACCTGCTGATGTTAGCTCGCAGATTCAATCCCTTTCAGAATCTTTATTGCAACAACAGACCCAGATTCAAGATGTTGTGTCCCAAGCCGTTCAGCAACAACAATCGGTTAATGCTGCTGCACAGCAATATCAAGCTGCTGCCCAAGCGGTAAATGACGCATCATCTGCCTATACTAATGACTATAACGCTTGGTTAAATGCTCAAAGTGGCGTAAAGCGTAATGGTCAGCCTTACACAGTTGGTCAAATGCTGGCAGTTGCTAAACAGTTTGGCAGATCCCCTGCCGATGCTTGGGGTCAAAGCTGGAGTGTTGCAACACAAAATACGCAAGGTTTAATCAATAAATACAATCAAGATTTAAACAATATCAACTCTGCAAAACAAGCCTTAACAGATTCACAAAACGCCTATAACAGCAGTTTGTCGGCTTACCAGACGGCTACCTCTCAATTGCAAACTCTAGTAAGTGATTACAACAATAATTACAGCCAATATCAATCTGCCGTAGGTACAGCCCAATCGAGTTTGGCAGCAAAAGGTACTAGCGCTACAGGAACAGCAGGTGGAAAATCGGGTGGCGCTGTAGGTGGCACAGGAAATGCTACTGTAGGTACAGCAGGTGGAAAAGGTACATCTCCAACAGGCACAACGGGTAATGTCACAATTAAGACAGCAACAACCAATGTTGCCACGCCCAATGTAGCCACAACTAATGTCAAAACGGACAAAACCACTTTTCAGCCCCTAAAACAAACTTCTCCACAGTCGGTAGGGTTAACCCCTAAAGGTGGTAAAGCAAATCAACCCTCAAGCACATCTACCGCAACATCTGCCACAAGCGGAACTAACCCCCTATCTAGCGCTTTGTTAGGAAGTGGATTAAGCTCTAGACCTGATGTGTCAACCAGTGGAGAGCCGTACCTGTTAGGATCTGAAGGACCAAAAAGAAATGTTTGGAATCAAGAATCGTTACGCAATGCGTTAGGAATATAAATGGCAACTATCAATCAAACTCTTGGAACGGATTTGGCAGCATTAGCGCAATTATTGCGCTCAAAAGGTCGTGGTAAAGACACGGTCCTTGCCCACATTACGCCCAAAGAAGCTGCTCTTTTAAAGAAGCGTGGCGGTAGAGGTAGTACAAACCCTATCACTGGATTGTTAGAGTTTGATGATGGCGAAGGTGGCGATGTTGCAGCACCAGTACAAGAAGCGCCAGTTCAACAAGATATTCCAGCTCCAGCACCTGCGGATCAGCCAGCACCTACAGATGTAACTCAGGTACAAACAGCTCCTGCCGATACCACACAAACCGCTGCATTTAACCCATTAAACTATGGAGGTGCTTTTGGCACAGATGCACAGTCTTATCAAGGTACTCCAGGTTTGCCAACCCCAGCGTATGCAGCGCCAGCAGCAGGTGCAACTTCTTTTGGAACAGGCGGTGCAGCTTATGTAGATCCAAGCCAACCTGGCGCTGCAACCCAATTAGAACCACCTCCCACACCAACAGATACTACTGACAAAACCACAACAGGCGCTGGAGGGGCAGGTACAACCACAGGATTGTCTGACCTACTTAAAGGTTTGGGAATAACAGGAAATCAAGCAGCTCGCATAGGATTAGGCGCTGGTTTAGGAGCGTATGGCGCATCACAAGCTAATAAAACAGCTTCACAAATCGCTCAAGCCCAAGGGCAACAACAAGCGATTGCCCAACCTTATCAATCTCAAGGTCAACAGTTAATTAACCAAGCACAATCTGGTTCTTTATCTCCTGCAAGCCAACAAGCCTATAACGCTGCTAAAGCACAATTAGCGCAACAACAATCTAATCGGGGTGGCGTAGGCGCACAGCAAGCTGCTAATCAATTAAGCAACATTTATCAGACTTTATTAAATAACCAGTACACCTATGGTGTTAACCTGATGCAAATTGGTGACAATATTAGCCTTGGCGCTATCAAGACTGGTCTGCAATTGGATCAACAGCTCAACACAGCAACCACCAATTTCTACTCACAATTGGCTAATTTTGTTGCTGGTGGAAATGTACAGCAACCTTATGCTGCTCCTGCTGGCGCTCAATCTTCTGCTAATCCGTTAGGTTAATAATATGGCTATCAATCCTACTCAAATGCCTGGTGCAGCAAGCACTCTCGCTCCTAGCGCAGACGCTCTTACCAATCAGCTCGACTTAAGTATGAAGCAGTATCCTGTTTTGTCTAAAGCTCTTAAAACCGAGCAACAAGCAGGTGAAAAAGCTGTTGAAGCAAAGGTTCAAGCTGAATCTTTAGCTGCAAAAGAGCAAGCAAAAGCTAAAAGAGAACAGCTAGAAAAGTATCAGGAAAAAGTAAAAACGGATGTGGGTGATCTTGAAAAACAAGAACAACCCATGCCTGAATTTAAACCCTCACAAGAGAACGCTTTAGAATTAGGCGCTATTTTTAGCATGATTGCTACTGTTGGCGTAGGCTTAGGCGGTTCAGGAAAGCTGTCAGGCTTAAATGCGTTGAACGCTATGGGCGGTATGCTAAAAGGTTACCAATCAGGCAAAAAAGATGTTTTTGAAAAAGAACAAAAAATCTATGAAAAAGAAGTAGCTCGAATTAAAGCTGCGAATGACAATTTAGAAAAGAAAATCAATCGTTATTTACAGTTAAGTGCCACTGACAAAGAGGCTGCCTACTTGCTAGGTCAACAAATTGCTGCTGAAAACCCTGGTGTAGTTGCTGCCAACATCAACGCAGGAAAAGCGGATGTAGTGCAAAAGATGGCTGCTAAAAACACTGAAATCCTTAAATCTATAACTGAAAAATCAATTAAAACTGGTCTGACTGGTTTAACTGGAAAAGGTAGAGATGCAGCAGTATCAGGTGTTCAGGGTGTGCGATCTATCAATAACCTTGAAAGACAATTAGATGATCCAGAAGTTCAGATTGGTTTGAGAGCAAAAGTAGCACCGTTCTTTGAAAAACTAGGGTCTGCTGGAAACAGTAAAAAAGATTTTGAAACTGCAGTAAATGAAACATTAACAGGCACAGACAAAACTACTCTTTTCTTAAAAGATGCTTTGCTTGAAACATACGCTATTGAGCGTGCTGCTAAAAACGGTCAGCGTTTAACAGTGCAAGATATGAAAATGGTTGGACCAGTGCTTGATCCTACAAACTACAAGCCTGAAACCTACAGAGCATTGTTAGAAAGCAGAAGAAGATCCTTGTATAACAATTTACAAGACCAAGGTTTGTCTATTGATGAAATTAACAAGCTATCTGCTGAACATCCTTACGAGCCTTATGGCGGTAAATCCGCACCGTCAGGATCTAGCGATAGTGTTGCTAAATTAAGTGATATTGAACATACTGCACAAGTAAATAATTTAACCGTAGATGAAGTTAAAAAGCGCTTAAGAGCAAAAGGCATGAAAATTGAAGGTGAACAATAATGCCAGTAGATTTATTAGCCGATGACAGTACAAAGTCTAAACCAGTAGATTTGCTTGCTGATGGAAAAGAGCCTAGCGTTCTTCAAAAAGGAGCAGCATTTGCTTATGGTTTAGGAACAAGTATTCCTGGCACATTAGGTGATATTGAATCTATGTTGCCTGGTGGATCTGAAGTTGGTGCTAAAGGTCAGGGCGCTTTGGCTGGTTACGAATCCGTTTTTCCTACAACCAAGAACATACAATCTGGTTTGACAAAACTGGGTGTGCCACAACCCGTACCTGGAACAGAAGGTTATCAATTAGCTGGTGAAGTTGCTCCTGCAGTAGCTGCAACAGGAAAAGCGTTATATAGCGGTGGCAAAGCCCTCTACGGTGCAGGTAAAACTTTTGCCGAAAAACTTAAATTAGGGAAAACTGCTAAAGAATTAGCTGAAAATCTGCGTTCATTAGGCGAATCTAAAGCTGGTCAAATTGCTAAAAAAACAGGCGAAGAAATGACCGCTGCCGAACAACGAGCTGCAATAGCTGGAAAAGCTGGTGAAAAAGCTGAAAGACAAGGTGAGGCTGCTTTGGGCGAGTTGCCAGGAGTAACTACTGAGAAAGAAGCGAATAGATTTAAACCTATTGCACAAACAACTCAAGATATTGGCACACGCATTAAGGATGCTGCCAATAAGGTCATGGACAAATTAAAGTCTACAAGAGATGCTAATGCCAAGCTAAATAAACAAGAAGCGTTTGGCGAGGCTTTTCAAAAAGAAGCTGCTGGTCAAACCATTGCTCAAACTAAAGCCTACGGTAATGCTTTAAAAGAAATTGATGCGATGATTAAAAACCCTGTAACGGGGTTATCTAACGCACCTGTAGGAGAAATAGAAAGCCAGCTTAAAAAAATTAGAAATATTCTTGACCGCACAATTGTTGACACAGATGGCACAGTTATTTCAAGAGCGCCAGCCAGTTTTGAAGGTTTGGAGGATGCCAGACGGTTTTTGAGAGATCGTTCTTTTGGCGTACCAGCAGAAGGATATGACGCTATTAGTCAACAGATGGCAGGTCGCTTAGCCGATAGTATTGAGGCAATTCAAAAAGAATTTTCTCCTAAAATAACTAAATTTTTAGAGCAATACCGCAAGGATTCTGAGCAATTAAGGGTATTTCAATCTAGAATTGGTAAAGCTCTTACTGGTGAACAATTGCCAGGAACAGGCACAAACTTTGCTACCGTGTCCGCACAAGATATTCCTGGAAAAGTATTCTCTTCCAAGGAAAACTACTCAGCTTTAATTGACGCTTTTGGTGGTAATAAACAATTAGCTGAAGCTCAAGCAAAGCGTTTCTTTGCAAGCCAATTAGAAAGTAAAACCACATCTAAAGAAGTGGAAAACTTTATTCGTCAAAATCGTGCTATGTTGCGTGAAACAAACGCTTTGGATCAGGCTGAGAAATATGCTAACAATTTGCGTACCCTTGAAAAGCGTGCTGGATCTGCCCAACAGGTTGCAAAAACTGAAGAAAAAACCGTACAACAGAAAAAACAACTTGTACAAGATTACAAGACTTTTGAATCCGATCTTGCTGTGGCTGGCAATGATCCAGCCAGAATTACAGCTGTAAGCAATCAATTGGCTAAACGGATGTTAGAACACGGTCAAATTAACCAAGCACAATATCGTGATTTACAGCGTCAAATTGAGCAAGTACGCCTGACTGTTCGTGATGCTAACGAGATGAAAGACAAGATTAAACTGTTTGTGTATAGAGCATTAGGATATGGCGCTGCTGCTACTGTTGGTAGTGCTGTTGCTACAAAGGCGTTTGAACAATGAGTAAGAAGCAAAAAGGACTTAATCCTGAATTAGAAAACGCTGTAGAGCTGCTTTTAAAACAGGTTATGGCTGATGAAACAGCGTCTTTGACAGATAAGTGCAAAGTCATTGATCGTATGGTGAACATTGAAAAACTCAAACAAAAGATCTCAGATGATGAATGGGGATCAGGGTTCATCAATACTGACGATAATGATGAGTAGGGTTATACTATGATTTTTCGTTTTATAGGGGATAAAAATGGATGCAGTAGCCTTGGTACGCCTAGCATTGGCGGTCATCACAGACCGTTCAATCACCATCTTGGCGCTCTTAGCATCGAGCGTGATGTGCGGGTGGACAATGTGGAATCCCATGTGGGAGCGAGTGGTAACACTAGCAATATTTGTCGTATTCAGTTATCTTGTCGTTAATACGAAGGAAAGGACTAAAAATGAGCTTAAAACCCAAGAATGAGGGCAGCAGTCACAGCAGCCCGTATAAAAGACCAGGTGAGATTAACCAGCAAATTGCTAAATCTACACGCCCACAGTTGCCTCGTGATGGATCTATCAACGGATTAAACACCACATTTGCTGGCAAGATGCCATCAGGCTATGTTTCCGTTTGGAACTTTGACGGCAACCGCAACACTAAAGATTCCGCTACTACCAAACCTGGCAACGCTGGTAAAAAGAGTATTTTCTAATGGCAAACAATATCGCTTTTCAACCGATGGGGAAAACGGTAAAAGTAGCCGTTACTGGTGCTGCTAACACGCAGTCCAATGTTTATACCATCACATCAGATAGCCCTGTAAATCAGTATTTTATTTCTAATTCTGATGTTAATAGCGCTGTTTATGTCTGGATTAACCCTACAAACACTTTTAATGTAGCGTTACCCGACACTGGACCAACCTATGTTCTTGCTATTCCTCCGTATGCCTACAAAGTATTTACTGGTCCACAAGTTAGCTCAACTACCAGTGTTTATGCAAAAGTAATTGGAGATGCAGCCAACGCTTCTGTGTACATTACTCCAGGAGAAGGTCTGTAATGCCACTGGCAAAAGGATCATCTAAGAAAACCGTATCCCGTAACATCAGCAAGATGGTGCGGGAAGGTTATCCACAAAAGCAAGCTGTTGCTGCTGCTCTTTCTACAGCAAGAAAATCTAAAAGAAAAAGTAAGCGCTAGTCACACTTTTGTCATAAAATAGCTTTACATTTCAAGGGGATAATAACCGTACAAGGGGATTAGCGTGCTTGAAAGTCGTATCCGCAAAGCGAATACCACAAAATTAGCAATCCGTTCACTGCTCAAAGATATGCAGTTGGAAACGCTCCCCTCAGATACGGTTTACGATGTCACCAAAGGTCATTGGTGGATTCTTTATGTAGATTACGAACCAGCAGGATACTGCGGTTTAGTTCCATCTAAGCAGTGGCAAGATACAGGCTACTTTTGCCGTGCTGGAATCCGTGAAGCCTATCGTGGGCATGGATTACAACGCAAACTCATTAAAACCCGCATACGCAAAGCCAGAGAACTCGGTTACAACTGGCTGATTACCGATACCAACGATAACCCTGCATCAGCAAACAATCTGATCGCTTGCGGTTTTCGCATGATTACTCCCTCAAAGCCCTGGTGTGAAAGCGAAGCTGCTTGTTATTGGGCGCTAAAACTAAGGTAACTATGTCAACAAAACCACTGACCACAGAAATAATGGAGCAAGCAATAGAGGCAGCTCGGCAATACCCTACTGTGAAAGATGCAGCCAGATCTCTAGGAATACCACAGCAAACTTTGCACCACCGTTTAAGCAAAGCTGTAGAGGCGGGGATACTCACCCCAGAAGAAAGAAATAGAAAAAACAAGCCTGAAAAATCTATCAATATTCATCCCATGCTGGAAACCGATATTCTTCCTGATGAGGATATTGATGTAGATGAGCTGGTAGAACACCGCATTAAGCAGTTTACTAAGAAAAAAGAAGCCAATGATGCTAGGCGTTGCATCAAGGTTAAGGTCAAAACGAAAGGTCCAGTCGGTATTCTATGGTTTGGCGACCCCCATGTTGATGATGACGGAACAGACTTAGAATCCCTAAAAGCCCATACCGATATTTGCCGTGATACCCCCGCTATGTTTGCAGCCAATGTGGGTGATACCACAAACAACTGGGTAGGCAGATTAGCCAGGTTGTATGCCACCCAAGGAACGACTGCTAAACAGGCTTGGATGCTCGCAGAATGGTTTATTAAGCGTTGCCCTTGGTTAGTCATCATCGGAGGAAATCATGATCTCTGGAGCGGTTCTGGCGATCCTATTAACTGGATAGCAAGAGGACAAACCTACATTCATTCTGCTAGTGAAGCGAGGTTTGCTCTGGTTTTCCCTAATGGCAGAGAAGTGATTGTTAATTCTAGGCACGATTTTTCAGGTCATTCGCAATGGAATACCGCTCATGGAGTAATGAAAGCCATTCAAATGGGTAGCCGAGATCATATTTCTGTTGCAGGACATAAACATATTTCAGGATACGGTGTCATAAAAGACAGTATTTCTGGAAGGATCTGCCACGCACTTCAGGTAGGAAGTTATAAAATGATGGACAGGTACGCCCAGGAAAAGGGTTTCCGAGATCAGATGATTAGTCCTTGTGCTGTCACAGTAATTGACCCAGAATTAGAGGACACTAATCCAGACATGATTAAGGTTTTCTGGACACCAGAGGAGGGGAGAGATTACTTGGAGTACAAGCGCAATGGAAAACTGGCTAAAACAACTGCTGACAGGAAAAGATAATGCTACTCTCGACCTTGGTAGGGTTTCTTGGATTGTCGGTCTTGGTATCGTACTTTGTGTTTCGGTGTACGAAATTTTGGAAAAACAAGTAAATATTATGGAGTTAGCGCAAGCCCTAGGCATCATTAGTGGCGCACATGGAGCAGCGATTTGGGCTAAGAAAGATACTGAACCTCAATGAACTTTATATTCAAACTAATAGGCGGTCTAAGTGGACAAATTTACATTTATCTTGTTCTCGTACTTGGTGGGTTTGGTGCTGGCTTTTATCTTGAGCATTTGCGTTTTGTGGAATACCGACAGGAAGTCCAGATTGCAGGAGAAAAACAGATTGCAGAGAACGCAGCAAAACAGAAAGAACAGGAAATAATCAATGACAATCTCAAACAAACTTACGAAGCTCGGATTAGTAATATCCACACTTTCTATACTGGGATGCTCAACTCCCGTAGCGGTGCAGTGTCCAGCGTTCCCAACGCCACCCTCACAGTTAATGGAAAAACCCTCGACAGCGTGG